GCACGTCAATGCAAAAAAAGGCAGGCAAAGGTAAGGCAGGTCACAGCACGGCAACGCAAGGCATCGCAACCCATTCCAGGGTTGTCACATATTTTTTTAAACTTGAAAGGACAAGATCATGAGCATGCAAACTGCATCCGTAAACATCGCAGGCGTCAGTCCGCTACTTCTGAATAATCCGCAAACTGTTGATCGCTTCAACAAGTTTTCAAAAAAGATTGCGGCCATTACAGCAAAGCGCACCAGTCGCACCGACGAGGATCACTTAGAACTGCGTCGTCTTGAAGTTGAAAGCAAGTTGTATTTTGACGACGCCCTTGGCGTCTACGTACCATCGACTTGGTTGCTTGAAGCAATCGTGAAAAATTCGTTCAAGGTCGCCAAGGTCGGTATGTCGCGCGCCCGTGGTGGAGTTTTTATGACCGCGTCAAAATGCAAGTTGAATTTTGCCGGAATGGAAAAGGTGAAGACCGTTGACGACATTGTGTTGAACGACGAATTTCACCGCATCATGAACATTCCGCAGGGACAGGTGCGCTTAATCAAAGCCTGCCCGTCCTTTGTCGACTGGAGTTTTACCGCGGTGATCGAATTTGACGACTCGATCATTGATGCGCGTGCAATCACTCGCACAGTTGAACATGCATCTCGCTACAACGGCTTCGGTGATTTCCGGCCGACCTTCGGTCGTGCGACAGGAACGGTGCAGCATGCATAAAACGCTGATTGAGGCACTGAAAAAACGCGGCCTGCTGAAATATGGCGCCGTGTTCTCTGGTGACTTGTTGCGTGAGCTAATAGGCGTCCAATTGCCGACCCTTGACGATTTGGTCGGCCTTGATGCTCACGGAATTCGTCGTGCTTACGACAACATCAAGTTAACAGAGCTTGGCGCCGTCGACACGCTGCGCACACACCTGCTTGATGAGGGAAAGTATCTGCAACAGGCAAACGGCGACTTTCGGATTCTGTTACCGAATGAGAACGTGCGTCAGGCAGAACTTTACATGCAGAGCGGTGACCGCAAATTAAGTCGTGCGGCCAAACTATTACGCAACACGCCGAAGCTGGTCGACGAAGATGCAGACCAATTACAGGCGCGCATCATGATGAAGCGTGAAGGCTTAAGCGAACGCAGGCGAAGAGACAACCACGCGCCTTGATTGTTTATCATGCCCGTGCTCACGGGCATTTTTATATCGTCGGTGCTACTATAAGTAACAGCGTGTTCAAAAAGGGAAACGCCATGTCAGACGAAAATACAACGGAACGTGAAGATGCAGAGACAGCGTCATCACGCCAGGCTCGCGTGACCTTCGGATGCATGCTTGCAAAGATCGCGGCAGAGTACGAAGTTCCACAGAAGGACTTTGCAACTATCTGCGGTCTTGCGGTGATGATCTACAGCACCATTGCGGTAGAAGTGCACAAGCAGGAACCGGTCGACGCGCTGGAATTGGCCGCACACATGCTAGGTGGTTTGCATGAGTCGAATATCGACGTGCACCTTGTTGAAATCAACAACAAGGCAAGCACGAAAACCCACTAGGGGCAGAATATGACAGACCCAACAGACAAGGTCTACATTTTCGGTGGTGAAGGCGAAGATGACGACGCCATAGCGCAAGCCACGCAGCGCGCCGAATTTGCCATTAAGTTAACACGGTGGGCAAACAACCGTGAAATTCCGCTTGAAGAATTCGCTTATATCTGCGGTCTGTCGATTATTTTTTATCGTGAAGTGTGCAAGCAGGTACACGAACAGGACGTGCCAGATATCGCAACATTGGGCGAGCGTTTGGCGCAAGGCGTTACGGCTAATGCCGATATTTTGGCAGCGGTCATTCCAAAAGACGACGCGAAGCACTAGGGGAAAACATGTACGGAAGCGACAGCCATATCATCGATACGCGCAACCTGCGTGATCCGGCCGAGCACGGCGCGCTGGACAAAGCCGGTCGCTTGCTGGTGCTGCCTGCAGCGTTTTGGGATGCATTCAAGCAGGAAGAGATTTGTACCTTCTGCGTGAAGAACGGGTTTTACCACGTGCCCACAATTGAATTCTGCGAGTGGTTGCGCACGTTGATCGGCCCCGACCTACAGGCACTGGAAATCGGCGCCGGGAACGGCGTACAGGCGGCCTACCTTGGCATGCGTGCGACCGACAACTATCTACAGACGTGGCCAGATATAAAACAGCTCTACGGCGATTTAGAGCAGGCCACGGTGCCCTATGGCCGCAACGTGGAAAAGGTCGACGGTCTAGTGGCCGCGAAGCATTACGGCGCGGACGTGATCGTGGCCGCATGGGTTACGCACAAGTACGACAAACGCTTCCCGCAAAAAGGCGGAAATATGTACGGCGTGGATGAGGGGAAATTGCTTAAGCTGGTGAAATCCTACGTGCATATCGGACATACGCGCGTGCACCAGACAAAGTTGATTCGTGCGCAAGTACACCGGGCTTACACACCGCCCGGTCTGGTATGCCGGGCGCTGGCGCCGGGCCATGCACAGGTTTTGGTGTGGGGACGGCAGCTTCCAGGCGAATCGTGAAAACTTCGCGGCAGTTGATCATATGCCCGGATTGCGGACGCCCTAATGATGCGCACACGGGTTTGGCCGATGACGCAACGCCCGAAGCGGGTAATTTTTGTATTTGCTTCGATTGCGGGTTTGTGGGCATCTACACGGGCAGCGGTGCAACGCTAGGGCAGCGCAAGCCGACAGACGAAGAGGCGGAAGAAATCGCCAAGCATGTAGGGATACAAGCTGTGTTGCGCGCGTGGCGCCTGCGCAAGTCAATGCATTAACAGAAAGGGAACCAACATGCAGACGTGGCACGCAGTGAATAAATCGGACTGGCTACCCGGCCCGTGGAGCGACGAACCGGACAAGGCACAGTGGATCACAGCAGCAGGGTACGACGCGCTGATTGTGCGCAATTCTAGTGGCGTGCTGTGCGGTTATGTTGGCGTACCGCCATCGCATCCCTGTTATGAAAAATCCGCGTTTGACCTTGACTTGATGGCACACTGCGGCCTGAATTATTCCGACCACTGCGCAAATTGGGGTGACGATGAACTAGGTATTTGCCACATAGCAGAGCAGGCAGCGAACGCCGATGTGTGGTGGCTAGGTTTCGACTGTGCTCACGCGTTTGACTTGGTACCAATTGCGCAAAAGCTTTTTATTGAACTAGGGTTTAATTCGCTGTTCGACACATGCATGTACCGTGATTTCTCTTACGTGCAAGACGTTTGCGAAAGCCTTGCCGCACAGCTCGCGGCTATTGATTCGGCAACACCCGCGACTTGATCAAACGGTCATCGATGCGCCCGCACTTGGCGCAACGGCGTTTCTGCCGGGTTTCGAGTGCGGCCATTTGCGTCCACTTGTCATCGATGCGAAAACCATCGACGAAGTCTATGTACTTCTGCCAGTCGCTCCACTTGTGAAAAATGCACATATCATTTTCTTTCAGCAGCTCGCGATAATTCAACTTGCAGTTGCTGCCAAGCCGATTGAAACCGGCTTTCATAAATAAAAATCCTGCTACCGGCTTTTGTCATGGCGCCCAATTCAATCAAACGGGCTTGCACATGCTGCATATGATAACTGCCCATTTTTGCGTCCCCGAATATCGCTTTACCGAACGGGTGATTTTCGCAAAATGCCGTAAGCGTAACCGGTATTTCATCCGGTGGCGGCCAATAAGCGCGGCTAATTTCATGAGAGGACACGGCGTTCTCCAACAATAACCCGGCTTGGCGGCATCGGGTGTTACGTCAAAATTGACGCGCGCCGAGTATAGCTATTTTTTGTTACTTATGGCTGCTGCGTCAATCTGCGCACGTATCCACGCAGACCCGCCAAGCGCGGCTAGATCGTCTGCTTGATTCGCGCGAATGCTAACGGTCTTCGGAATAAACGGGCCTTCTGTGCCGTCCGTTGCTTTGCGCCCGGCGCCTTCGCGCGCGCCGCCGTGTGCTGGTTTCTTCGCGCGCTTCATGTCGCTTTTTTGACCGGTGGCTTGCTTTCCAGCTCGCGTCGAATGCGTCCGGCTTCACTGCGCATCGCGTGGTTTTGCGAATTGTGCAGCGCGGCCGATGCTGCGCCCAACCCTGCGTTCCACATCCGGTAAGCGAATTGCTCCGCGCCCTTGGCGCTGCTGCTGCGTGCGTTGTGATAAGCAGCGAGTACCATGCGTGCAGCGCTGATATGGTCGCCAGCTTCGGCACATTTCGATGCCTTGCTGTAAAGCTGACGTGCTGTTGTCAGGGATGCCATGGTTATACCCTCACTTCAAGATTGTGAATCGCTGCGCGTGCGAGTACGGCAATCTCTTCGCGCGTGAGTTGGTGTTCTTGCGGAACCAGCGCGTCGGTGCAGCTTGCGATTATGCGCAGTACCCGGTACAGCTCAGGCGCGGCAAGTGCCAGATTGCGTTGCGTGTTTACCAGTCGGTTGTACTCGCTTTTTTCGTCAAGCACTTTGTCCATGGTGTCCGGTATCGCTTCGATTTTGATGTGCGTGTAGCTCATTGCGGTAGTCCTTGCGTGGTTGGAGTTTTGAATTATCCGTATAAATCAAAACGAGTCAAGTTCTCACGGAATCAATGGCTTAACGCTGCTTTTATTTCCTCCAATTGGCGCCGTGTCTCGACCGCTGCCTTCAAGGCCCGGTACATGCGCGCTATGCCTTCGTCAAATATCACGTGGTCTTCCGGCATGTGCGCGCCACGCCAGGACGACGCCTCTTCGATTGCTTCACGCAACAGATCGATGTCCGCGAGCGACAGCGTTTCTTTTTTGTCGGTCATTTTTTATCCCTTCAAGTTCATGGCCACCCAATCACGAACGCGCTGCCAGCGTCCGGCAGGCGTTTCGCGTGTAAATGCGGCTTCATCATTGATAAACACAATTTCGCGTGACAGGGCTTGAGCAATGTCAAACGCATGGCTTACCTGTTCCGGTTCTTCTGGGTCAATATGCGAAAGGTCTAGCCCGCGCATGTGGCCGACAACACCGAGCGCGCAGAATTGGCCGTCTTTTTCCAGCTCATGCGCAATTAATTCTTTGGTCGGCATGGCATCAAGCACATGCGCCAATTCATGCAGGAAGGCTTGACCGCGCCTGCCCTTGATTGCCGACGCAACAGCACCGCGCCAGCGTATCAAGTCCCATTCGTTGAGACTTTCACAGTAGCCGCTTCGACTCATGGTTCACCCCTTTCCTTATCGCGCCATGCGAACGGTATCGGATCACGCATCACCCACAAGTGGCGCATATTGGCCACGTTCACAATGTCCAGATCACGCGGGAATATTTCGACAGCTTCGGCCAAGCCGTACCCGCACTCGCGTTTGATGCGCTGCAGCTCATCCCACGTAATACCTTCAAGCCATTCACCGGCCTGCACGGCCGTTCGACAGATGCTCAAGCGGCAACGTACCGGCGCCGGTTCTTCAAACACCTGCACCAGAAATTCACGTGAACGCAATACGCGCACTGGCATCGCACTACTGCCTTGCATCATTTTGTCGGCCCACAGCTCGCGCGGGATATCCATCAAGGTAGGTGGCCACCTTAAATTGTCGCGCTCAAGCTGACGGCGCTGCTCGCGCGTGTAGTTGCGCCTCATCAGTACAGGCCTTCGGTATATAAACGCGCTCCACTTAAACCCACAAAGCACGCGTCGGGGTAGCGAATCTGTCCAGCGGCCGCAGCGACGACGAACGCCATTTACTGTCCTTCGGTATGGCGGGTTATTGCCGCAGCGATTGCGCGGCCTGTTTTGGTCAAGCCCCACTCACCGCGCTGCGCTATTTTGATGGCTTCGCGCAATGCCAGGGTCTGCATACATTGCGTGAATTGCGCTAGCTGATCGAACGTCAGCGATACGCCTTGCACGCTGCGCAGCGGTGGTGGTGAATAGTGAACGGCACCGACTGCCAGTGCCATGGTTTCCAGCATGAACGGATCACCGTCGTCTGGCAGTGGTTTGGGCTTTGCGCGCAACGCGAGCTTTGCACGCAGCTCATCGATGACCGCGACAAGGATTGCGCGTTCGTAAGATTCCGTCCCGATTGTATCGATGTATTTCGGACTGATGCGCCGACGCACCATTGCTTCATATTCAGGTGTAAAAAACCTAGCCCGGTTCTTTTCCATGATTGCGCCCCGCCGATAACAAGAACGCAAATGCTACGCTTAGTTGCGTGAAATCACCATAATGCACACTTGTGTTCACCCTTTCAGGTCTCTACGTATTTGTTCCGCTAGCGATTCCAGCAATGCAGGTGCCAGCTCTGCATATTGTTGATTCATAAACTGCATGCTGACGCCATTGCCCAAAAAGCCGTCAAAGACAATCAGAATGACGGCACCTGCTTGGCACTGCTCACGCAATATGGTTGTGGCTTCGTCATAGTTTCCCGGCCCGTGCGTTTTCATCTTCACCCCAAGTCTGTGGGTCGCGTGCGCGCAAATCTGCAACCCTGTAACGGAAAAGCCCCGCACCGATTTTCACCGGGCGGGGCAATCTGCCTGCAGCAACCCGCGCCTTGATGGTGCGGGTTGACACCCCATACCGGGTAGCGACCGCCCGGCATGAGATATATTCAGGTATCACGCTGCCTTCGCCAAGGGTTCAACAGCCTGCAGCTTCTGACGTGCTTTCACACCATCCATACCGTTACCGATGTCGTCGAGATAGTCCGCGTAGGCCTGACGCATGATGCGCTGGTAGTTGATCCACTCGGGCCGCTTGTAGACCAGCTCCACGTCCTTGCCGACTTTGTGAGACAACGACATTTCGATTACCTGTCCGTTGAAAAATGTTTCACCCAATGTATGCGAAGCCGTTGCACGGAAACCATGTGGCACGTGAATGCCGTCGTAGTCACGCAGGTACCGGTGCATGATGCCGCTTAAACGATCCTTGCCCGACGGCATGCCCTTACGATAGACGTTCGGGAAAACCCACGGCGATGTGCCACAACGTAATTTCAGCTCACGCAACATCTTGACGGCTTGCTTCGGCAACGGAACAGCGTGGGCACGACGCTGCTTCATGCGCGGTGCTGGAATAACCCACATTGCTTTGTCTAGGTTGAATTCTGTCCACGCTGCTTTCATCAGCTCGGCAGCGCGCGTGTACAAGTACGCGCACATCATCATAGGCACGCGCTGGTCAAATTCAAGACGTTTTATTTCGTTGATCAGCACACCGACCTTTTCAGGGTCAAGCAATGCCGGACGCGCTTCGGCTTCCTGCTGCGGTGCCTCTTTGTGGATTTCGGTAGCGATGTTATGTGGGATCAGGCCGCGACGTGTGGCCAAGCTACAAACCTCACGAATCTGTCCGGCAATCGGGCGCACACTTCCGGGCACGTTCTCACGTATCTGTTTCACCAGAGCACAGAGCACGACCATGGTCAGGTCGGCCATAGGATAGTGCCCGATATAGGATAAAACGTGGTTGCGCTGGCACCGCTTGATGTGAGTAATGGACGCTTCGCTGATGCCTTCGGCACGCTTCAGGTCGATGAGTTCGTCCAAGCAGGCCGCGTAGGTATTCAGGCGCGCGTGCGCCTTGCGCTGCTTGCTGACTTTCTTTTCAAACACCGGATCAGCACCAGCCGCGATTTGTTTGCGCGTAGCACTTGCAGCGTCGCGCGCTGCTTGCAAGGACATTTCCGGGTAGGTGCCAAGGGTTGCGGCACGTTCTTTTTTTTCATCGCCTACCGCTAGATCGTAGCGCAGACGCCACGTCTTTTTACCGCTCACCGCGACGTGCAATTCCAGGCGATTGCCGTCCGCAACTTTGTAGGGTTTTGCTTTAGGCTTGAGACCGTCAATTTTCAGAGCATTGATTGCCATTTCCTTACCTTTCCTTATTCCAGTTTTTATACCAACTTTAGGCTTCACGGGTTGCAACAATGCGCAACACTGAAACCGTCAATTTAGCGGCTTGATTCTGGAAAAGCAAGGGACGTATGCGACTTACAGCGATTTGCAGCGACCTACAGAAAGCTACAGCGAGTAGCAGCAACACCCGCTAGCCTGCTGGTTTGTTTTGCGCGGTATCGGCCAAGACCCGCACCAGCATTGAATGTAGCTAGTTTTTGAATTTACTTTATACCAGTTTTTATACCAGTTTTCTGGCTACAGTCGGTAGCATCCGACCGTAAACCCCCATGTATCTTTTTCGCCAAAGCCACGATTATGCGCGCCAGATCGGGCAGGGAAAAGGGGTCTTAGCCTTGTAAATATCTGCCCTTTGGTACATGGCGGCGCACACAACTTCAGGTTATATTGTGTAGCCTTTAGTTGTACCTTGCGAACAAACGTTCAATTGTGAAAGGGGTCAATTATGTCTATCGCATTAGAAGTCTTAGCGAAAATCACACCGATTCTAAAGAACAAACCTCACGGACTGACGGGCAAACAGGTGTTGTCGTACTTCACCGATAAATACAACATGACGCAGATTCGTGGCGGCCTTGAAACAAACGTGTCGACGGGCAGGCTTCGCAAGATACAGAGCGATGAAAAAACAGTGTGGGGGCCAGCGGTCGGTTTTACTTTACCGGGCTTACCCCTCACCGCGAACAAACCGACATTTTCAAGTCAGATGATTAACGCAAGCCAGAAAAAGCGATTGGCATCGCGCAAGGCAAATCAAGAAAAAAAAATACAGTCAGGGCAGAGCGGTATCGAAACCGACAAATTTCTGGAATTGATACAAACCAGATCAGAATTAAACCGTCATAGCTTGTCCGGGCACGTGACCGAGTTGTACAAAGTGCACCGCACGACAACGAACTACACAATCAATCGCTTGCTCAACACAGGCAAAATTGTCCAGATCGGAACGGTACGTCTCGGGTACCTTGCACTAGCGAATCCGATACTAGCGGCTTCGGAGTTCAAAGGATCGGACGCACAGATCGTTGCACTCGTTGAAGCAAACCCGCTCATGAGTTCCGACGGTATCAAGGCACGCGTGGCCAGCGCAACAGGCAAGGACAGCACTGCGGTCTACAACATGATGAAGTCGCTAGTCTCACGCGGCCTTCTGGCAATGAAGGGACATGACTTTGTACTGCCTTCATCTAGCGAAGCAATGTTGTCGACAGAAGACGACGTCGAACCAACACCAGTCGAAGAACTAGTCACACCTGTGAGTGCTTCACCGATGTCGCAATACTTCGCGCAATCGCTTGAAGGACTCGGTATCCAGATTAAGGCACTTGCAGAGTCACTGGCTGATTCGATTGCATTGCAGATCGGTGAGCAGGTGGCGCAACGTCTGGCTTCATTGGAAACGACAGTACATGGTGCCAGGCCGACGCAATATGCGAACAGCAAAGAGACAAGCATGAGCGAACAAGCAGGTGCGAAAATCCGAATTGCTATCGCTGGCCTGATCGGTGTGCAGGCTAACGCCATTGCGGCCGATTTTCCCGGTGTGAAATTTGTGTTCATCGATACCGACAATGTTGGTGAGCACCTTGCAGAGCAGGTTAAACGCTGCAATCGGGTCTACACCATGACGAAGTTCGTCAGTCATGCACTTGAGGGCAAGTTACGCAACCACCCGAACTTCGTTCGCATCAATGGTGGCCTGTCGTCGTTGCGCGCTGAAATCCGCGACAGCATTCAGACGCTGCAATGATTCCACCGACCAAACGGAAGTACCTGTATGCGGCGTCATGGATAGCAGGTTTCTACAGTTGTATGTGCGCGATTTTTGCACCGTCCATGTCGCCGTCCCTGCGCATCGTTTCCGGTGTGCTGATTGGGGCCATGTTCACAATCAACTACGCAGTCGTGATGGTCGCTGAAAAGCACAACGACCGTCTGTATGAGATATGTGAGTACCAGCGCAAGGCAATCGCGGTGTTGTCGCAGCTCTTACCAGCAAATAGCCTGAAAGAAGTGTCGTTCGACAATCTGCCGGGAGAAAGCACCAGCAAATAATTTTGTCGTCCCTGACGTCTTGCCATGGCGGACGTCCGACTTGTTATCTACAATTGCTTATTGTAGCGGTCGGTCGCACGCTGTAGCATTGCAAAAAAGGAGACGACAGTGAATCCAGACACCGAGTTGAACGCGGAAGAGATAGCCAAGTTGTTGAATTGTCACAGAGCCACGGTTTATCGGCTCTGGAATAAGGGCAAGCTGGCGAAGATTCCGTACCCTTTCAAACGCAGTAGAAGCCGCTACGGCGACGTGCAGGCACTTGCCCCTAGCATCATCAAGGGTGAACAGCGTGTGTAGCCGTGCAGGCCTTGCGTGGCGCCTCTGGCGCGACGCTTATCTCGGTTTCAACTTCCGCAATGCTTGGCGTGTTGCTGGCCTGATGCAACGGCGCCAGTGAGGGTGAGCAATGCAGCACGCGACGCGCTGCCTGTGATATTTGCGCGTCGGCCACCGTGGAATGTTGTAGCAGCTCACCGGCACCGCTGACGTACTGCCCGGCACATCAGCGGCGTAGGTGTATCCACCAATCAGGCACAGCAGCGCGAGCGCTGCGGCTTTCATGGCTCACGCTGCCTCAAGCGCGGCCACGCGCGCTTCCAATTGCTCTATACGCTCCATTGCCTTTTTCAGCACGGCGTAGGCATATGGCAGCGTGTTGGTGTGCGTCAGCGCCAGCATGCCGTCATCCTGTACGCTGGTAACGGTCGGGCAGTCTGTCCAGTCTTGCGCGATCAGGAAAGGCCGTTGCGTGCCTTCGTCGTCGGTCTTGAAGCGGCCGTGCTCAGTGCGCACAGTCTTGAACCAGTCCCAAAGTGCAGCGCCTGAAATTGGCGTCAATGCTGTTTTCATACGTTCGTCAGATGCAGCGGCCCACGCGTTGTTACCGTCTGAAATAAAAACGCCAACATTCGATTGATTGTAAATATAAAAACCGTTATTGATGACCGGGCCAACTTCCCACCATTTCCCTACAGCAGCCGTAGTGTTGCGCATCGTCAAGCCAAGTGCCGCCGATGCTATGGTCACACTGCCCGGAGAATTTGCGTCGGATGAAAGTACGGTACTCGTGCCAAATAAAATACTTTGTCCGGTCGTTATGCGCATTGCTTCATTACCACCAACGCGGAAACTCATCGGCACAAAAGCACCTGTGCCAACTTTATCGGACACGATTTGTGCTTCTGTCGGCAGCAACGCAAAATGCGCAAAGGCACAATTCAACATACTTGGCGCACCAAATAATTGAAAATATGTGTCTGTGCCTGTGCCGTTCGGTAGCATCGCCATTGCGGTCAAACTGTTAGGTGTACTACTTTGAAATGCAAAGCGGTTTGATGCCGTCGCGTTTGACATATCGGCCATAAGGCGCCGACCAGTGCCAGCTAAAATGCAATTGCCCGCTGCATCAAACCGCATGCGTTCCGTACTGCCCGAATAAAATTCGAGACCGCCCGGATTAAACGTCGCCCCAGTGTCGCGGATTGTGATTGCGCCACCTGATAACGTACCGGCTACGGTGCCCAAAAATACAACGCCATTTGCGCCAGTCGTACCGATAAAATTTCCCGTTAGTGAATTTATGGCGCCGTTAACTTTCAAGTCACCCGTCATGGTCTGCGTGCCATCGCGCGCAAGCTTTTCGTTGTCCAGCTCTTGTAGCGCTGCTTGTACATTTGTTGCAGCGATACCGCCGACAGGCGTAAAGCTCACGCCGCCAGCAGCGACGACAACCGCGCCCGCGTGCGTTGAATTGTTGAATTGCAGGATTGCAACATCTGCCACACCGTCAAACAATTTGAGATAACAAACCGGCGCCGCTGCAACGTCTACCCATACGGTGCCAGGCTTGGCATAGGTCGGACGTGCAACGCCTGTATGCGAAGAGTGCAGCGCATCGCGCCAGTTGTTCAAATCGTTTGCCAGTTGCGAGCCGGTTTTTACCTGCGGATCGATTACGCCAAAGTCATACTGTGACATTTTAGAGCCTCCGTGAAATCTTCAGCGGCCCGTTACCAGGACGCGAAACTTGTCGCCGTGTTGATTGCCGGGCACGCAGCGGTGGTGCCCGATACAAACCGGTAATATTTTGTGAACCACGCGCGCCGTAGCCTTTTGCAATCCAGTCGAAGTTGCGCGCGATACCTGCACCACCTGCGTTCAAAAATTGAATGTGGAACCCGGCCGCGTCTGCCGCTGTAATCGCGTAGCGCTCACCTGACGCTGCAAGGTCTGGCGTGATGGAAAGTGCAGGACGCACCATGAACGCAGGATCGTACAAAACCGTAAACCCGCCTGCAGGACACGGCACGTTGTAGTCACCGTCAGTACGGTCGGGCATATCAATATCAATCGTTGCCGCGTCGATAATTACGCCAGCATCAGGTTGTGCAGCGCCACCGATGTATTCCGCAATGAGTCGGAATTGAAACAGCCGACCGATATAGTCGCCTACTTGGAAATGACGCCATATTCCAACATCAGAACGCCCCCAACCGATAGGCGAAGCAATCGCCAGTGGCGTCCAGTCAATCATCGCACCGGCTGAATTAATCCACCGGATTTCGTGCCAGATATTGACGTTACCGGTGATAGCAACTTGATTGCCGGAACCGTCCAGCGTCCACCCGCCAATCGGTTGCGCAATGGCAAGTGGTGTCCATGCGGCCATAAAGGCGTTCGTGCTATAAGCAGAGCCGTTGATTTTTGATGTGAACCGCGTCTGGAAAATATCGCCGCCGTCGTAAATCTCGTTGTAATAATATTCTGAGCGAGCAGGGAAAGAACCGTCACCGAGCGGCAACGTGATCAGGTCGTCGTCGGCATTGACGGTAAATCCAGATTTCAAACCAGGCCAGAGTTCTGGTTTGTCATCCCACTGTGCAATGACATTCAAGTTCCACAGCGTATCGGTCGGGGTGAACGCTACGGCGTAGTCTTCCGAAACCTGCCCGGCTGAATCAATCGAACGAATGAAGTAAGTGCCAAGCCTTAACGGCACTTCAAACGTGCGTGCAGGCCAAGGCACCGAAGGCGTCAAGCGCGTTGCACCAGACAATGCCGCACTGTCAAAGCGCGGGTCGTACCAGATTTCGTAAGCTAGAACGTCCTGATCGGCAGATTCTGACCATATCAGCGTTATCGTCTCGCGCTTCACATCCAGATCAAACGCTGACGGCGCGGACGGTGGCAGATTTTCCAAAGGCACCGTGCTGGCGCTCATCGATGTGCCTTGCAGGCTTGTGTTCGTGAAAGGCGTCACCGTGTAAGTCAATTCCAGCATCGTGCGTTCAAACGATGCGATCAGGCTGAACGTGTGCAAGCCTTGGAATGTTTCGGTACGGTCGACAAGTTCCGGGCGCTGGTTCGGAATGTTTAACCAGATTTCTGCGTAGGCAAAAAACGGTGAGTTGACCGTGAAATTAATAAGAACTTGTTGTATCGGCCGCCGATCAATGAACACAAGTTCATTCACCAGCGTGACGGAAGTAACAGCAAGCGCCGTCGCATTGATCAGATCGTCACCGAACCCAGGGTTCCACACTGGCAATGGGCCGGTGTCTGCGTCGTATATAGCAGGTTCATAAACGACAAGCGACAGTTGCGCGACCATATCCGACTGTGGCTGTATCGCCTGCACGACATACGGCCGCGTCACCTTGTCGACCGTGCCGAGAACGAACAAGTCATCGGGCAGGATGCCCGTCGCGTCATCTAACGTGAATTCGTGGCCAGAGACAACAGCGGTCACAGCGCCTTGCCGAATCGTGCCGTCCTGCAAGCGCACCGTATAAGCAGAAGGCGCCAGGCTCAAGTCTTGTGCAATCAGAACATCGTCACCAGAGACCGCAACAACGCGCGTCGAATAGCCGCCGATCTTCGGCACGTCATGCTGGACATAAACAAGGTCACCACGCTGCACGGCCAAGTGTTCTATATCCATCTTCAGTGAAAAGGATTCACTGCGTTCAATCACTTGCGCCATCATGTAGCGGCCGTATGCCCACGCCCGGAACCATTCAGTTATCCCGGCTGTGGCCAGCTCTTCAAAACGCGTGGCGTTGCTGATGTCGTACCCGTCTTTGTAGACGATGATTTCTTGCCGCTGGTATCCACGGTCTCTATCGATGAATGACACACGCAACGCGTGCACTTCGTCCGCATAGGTACGCTGCCCGGAAAAGTCCCACGAATTTGTCGGTGTGATTACCTGTCGCGGTACGTCGTTGCGCTGATCAATCAACACACCATATTTACCGGTCTGCGTGAATATCAGCGATGCACGGCAGCAGGATAACAACGAGTCAATGACGTCCTTGATCGGCGCGACGAAGTCGATGACCATGTCACAGGTGTGGCGCGGTGCGGTTATCTCTTCGCCGTTGATAATCCATGTGCGCGGTTCATCGCAGTATTGCGCCAGCGCGTACCAGGACGGCCAATCGATTAACGAATGCGCGACAGGTTTCGGCGTGGCACTCCCGATCAGTACGTCGAGCGCGCACCATGCAGGGTTACGCGTCGGAATTTCACCCACTAAATTACCAGCGCCGTCATACGTCGGCAAAATGCCTTGCGCAATCGCCGTAAGATTTTGTATGACACCGGAAATCTTTTCAGACGCGAGTAACCGTACCTCCAACATGGTATGCGGTTGGCGCAATTGAAACATCGGCCCGGTCACGTTTGATTTCAGTACCGTCACTGCTGCAGAGTTGAACAGCTTTGTGTCCGCTGAAATTGGCGTGATACGCGTTAACTCAATTTCATATTGGCCAGACTTCGGGAATTGCAGGTACAGCGACGCAGACTTCGGACGCGTCGTCATTTCATAAATAATGAAGCCGGGAAAATATTCGTAAGCCGCGTCGTTGTATGAAATTTGCAAACGATATATTCCGGTAACAGTCCGACCGGGCGCACGCGACAAAATTATAGGCGGTTGAAAACCGAATTTTTCGTAATTGACGATTAACGGTTGCGTTGCAGGCACGGCGCCCATGTCTTCACCGCGCCATGTATAGTGATCGGTGTAAGCTGAAATATCCTCACCAGCACCGGTCACAAAAACAAACCCATCATCCGGCACGGTGTTGTTAACAATGTCACCAGTTGCAGAACGAATATAAAGCGCCTGCATACCCTTAACTTGATCGACGCGAATATCTGTCCACTCACCACCGACTTCGCGCCAGCGTCCGTAGAATCTGACCGAAGTGGCTCCGGGTGTACCTGACTCGTTGTACTGCACCAGGCCTTGCGGAAAAGTTAACGTCAGCTCGGCAAGCCATGTGTCAGGATTCGTCGTCAGCGTAAGCGGTTGATCCTTCTGCAAGACAAAATTAAATTGATCGTAAGCAACCTTGACGTTCGACAGCTCCGGTTGCATGTCTATTACATTGGGATATAGACGCGTCTCGGGGTCAAATTGGCTAATCGGCGTGTCACCGATACGAATGTCGGTAACCATCACGTTACCAATACCAAAGTCATAAATTGCCGCAATGATGGATTCAACACCGACGTTACTAATATTCGGATTCGCGGCAATCGGCGGAAATAATTTATATTCACCGTAAATTTTCAAGCACGCTTGATAAGGCCGCGCTGCATTCGATTGACCAGAAATACCGTAGGTCGACGTCTGTTGGCTCTCGCTTTGCGTGTTGGTACCGACTGACGGTGGCTTGATCAACAAACCAGACACGCCACCTAACATCAGTCCAGCGCCCATCACGATCAGATTGGGGTTATCGGTATAAACACCGACGACAATCAGCACAAGCCCGATAACAATTGACCCGATGCTTTTATTGCGCTGACCTTTCTTCGGATCACCACCACCGCCTTGCGGCAGGATGCCCACCAATATCCGGTCGTCGTCATGCAGGAAGTAATTGTCCGGTTCTAAAATCAGAATGCCGTGATTCAAAACAACGATGTCCGTGCGCGCCAGCAATTCAGGCGCGACGGTAAGCGCGAGCACTTCAGACAAGCGCATGCCTGCACGGATTTCCGTCGCTTGCGTCATGACTTGTTCTTCCACCGATAAATCACCACGAGATTTTCACGCCAGTTGTCCAGCGGCTCGACGGTGCTATTGCGGCCATGCATGGTGTGCAATATCTGGTCTTTTTCCAGATAGACAGCGCAGTGCGTAGGAAAGCCTTTCAGTTTGAAAATAAGCAGGTCGCCGTGCTGTGGCTTATCGACGCGTTCCCAACAACCGCCAGGCTCTAACATTTCCTGTGCGATGATTCTGCGTGCATCGCTCATATAGGTATGTGCGTCGTACATGTATGGCGGCCAATGCTGGTCGAGTGCTTCCTGCGCATAGTCACGCACCAGCGACCAACAATCGGCCGCTTCCGGTGGTATGCCGTGCGGTTTGTAGGGAATGCCCACGAAGTCAGCAAGGCGTCTCATGATCAAGTCATAAACAATGCTGGAAATTCCACAGGCGAATAATCGCCAGCGGGAAATCTGCGCGACAAAATGTTTTCGACGGTCAATGAACCGGTGATGTCCAGCGCGTTGTATCCGATGACGTTCATGGTCAAAAACCCGACCGACTTTTCGACAACATCAAAGTCCACGTCGGTAACGATTTCCAACAACAGGTTTGGTGCTTCTGGCAGGCCACGAATAAAATCCATAATTTCACCGGACACGTTCGCTATCTTCAGCGAGACCGTCGGCAACTTTTCACTGTCATCGTTCGGTAAAACAATTTGAAACGGAAACGCCGTGAAGGTCTGTCCACGCGACACCACGTCAACAGAGTTATTGCAAACGCGTAACGAGTCTCTGCCAGGCAATGAAAAAGTCAGCAGCGCGACGAATACAATCGTCGACGATGTCGCCTGTACTTGCGGAATGATTACGGGAGTGAGTGGCATGATTTAATCCACCCACTGCGGCAGCTTTTCGAGACCGAAAGAAATCCGACACGCCGTCGCGTCAATCCAGTCAAAAGTGAGCGGTGTAGAAAACCGCCAAATCTGTTCACTACAGTTCGGCGGAAATTTCAGGCGCGTCGGTAGCACTCCACCTTGGCACGACTGTTCAAACCAATCGCGCCAAAATTGAACTTTGTCTGCGATGACCGTGACTGATGCCTGCCCTTGACGAATAGGCGCCGTCACCCTGCGACGCACCTTGATGGTCTGTGCGTCATCCATGGCAGTACGCAACACGGCGTTCGCGTCGGTGGATTCTGTCCACGACTGCAGATCACCGGACAGCTCAGGTGGGCGGGTAGCAACGGGGCCGGTGTAAGGCATCAGCGCACCGCCTTTCTGCTCACGCCATAATTGCCGCGCATGGTGTTGTCCATGCTTCCGTCAGACAACGCGGCCTGCACTTCACGACGGATTGTAAAACTGATTTCTTTTGACCCGTCCGGCTTGTTCGTGGTGGCCACGTCGACCTTCGCTGAGTCGGCCATCGTGTTGTGAATCAGAATATTCACAGGCGAAGCCTGCACGCCAAGGTCACCGGAACTTGTACGCTTGAGAGGCACCACGGCTTCTGCACCAGCTTCACCCGCCACAGCGAACGAAGGGAACGTGCCACCGATTGCAAACGGCGTAATACCTTTCAGAATCGAATTGTGAAAAGCGCCACCTTGTGCAAAGTATTCTAGGCCTTTCATATTGAACGCTGCACCTTGTGCTTTGCCCATCACGGCCGTTGCAAGACCACCGAAGCCCATTGCACGTAATGCCATGCCCATCAATTGCACAGCGGCCAATTTAATCAGCACCTGCGCGAGTGATTTAATCAGGCTCGCGGCCCAATCCTTGAACCCTTTGGAGTTATCGAACAGCGCGTCCGTCATTGAATTGAGACCGTCAGATATGACGTTCCCTAACGCGGTATTCAGCGCGGCCGAACTATCGACGGTTTTGTCGGTTTGTTTTTTGTGCGACTCCATCGCCGCGTTAGCTTTGTCAAGCGCGTCGCTGTACACCTTCCAGGTGAGTGACCCTTCCTGACCAGCCGCTGCAAGGTCGTTCAAGCTCTGCGTCAAAAACGCGATCTGATCGGGCAGTTGATTTGCCGACTCGACGGACTTGTTCAATGAGTCTTGAAAATCCGCGAGAGGCGGCCGCGTACCTGTTTCCTCTTGCAGCTTTTTAATCGACGCCGTGATTTGATCGGTCGATACGCCGACGGCTTGCAACAGCGCCACGTTGTCCGTCAGGAATTTGAGTTGTTCAAACGCGCCGATTTTCGTGTCGCGTGCCTTAATCAGCGATTCGACAAGTTGCTGCGTCGCCGTCAATGCTTCAGATGCGACGGGAATGTCTTTCACTTTCTTGGCGGTTTCGTCCGCGGCCTTGCCCATCGCGGCCAAGGCATCGGTGCTGCGCTTCAGCAGCTCGGCGCGCTTGTCTGCGTCCACCACTTCGCCAGGCGTAACCTGCATACCCTCTTTAGCTTTAGCAAACGACGCCCGGAATTTTTTTTCCCACGCATCAACAGCCGCACCAGAACTATCAACATCAGCGACCCACTCTGAAATAATGTTCCCGGCTTGTTTGAATTCACCAGTTGCTACCGATACCAGTGCAGCAGCGACGGCACCGATACCTTGTCCAAGCGCCTGAAATGTTGCCCACGCCTTTTTTGCGAAGACGGTGACATTCACCAGCGCGTTGCCGATTGTGTCGCCTACTTCTTTCCAGTCATCACCAGCACCGGCCGAATCTGCAAGACTAGTAGTCAACGCATCCAATGCAGGCAGCATGCCGACCGCAACCTTGGTGACGATGCCTTTCATCGACTGTTGCATGTCGTCAAAGTTGTCGTTGACCTTGCGCGCTTGATTTGCCGTCTCGGTATCGAACAACACACCGAGACGCTTCGCCTTGTCGTGATAGTCGTCCAGCGCCTGACCGCCTTCGTTCAACATCGGAATAAGTTCGGCACCCGACTTGCCGAACACCTGCATGGCAATTGCAGTTTTTTGTGCACCGTCCGGCATGACTTGAAACAGGTCACTAATCTGTTTCATCGCATCGAACGCGTCGCCGTTCGGGTCAATATTCAGTGCTTGCAAAACCTTGGTCGACTTCGCGGTCGCGTCGCCCATTAAGCCCATTTGTTTATTTAGTATGCCGACCGACTTCGACAGTTGTTCCGACGACACACCGGCGCCTTGCGCGGCAACATTTAACGCGCTCAGGTTTTCAACACTGACGCCAGTCTTTTCACTTGTCTTGCTGAGTTCGTCCAGCGCGTCAATGCTATTGCGTATAGCTTTGACGAACGTGTCGCCGATTTTGAAAGATGCCAAAACTTTAAATGCAGATTCGATATTTTTCTGCATCGTCGCGACACGCTTTGCCGCGTCTTCTGTCGCGTCACCCATGCGCTTGAATTCGCGCACAGCGTCCGTCGCATCAGCGGTCAGCTTGACTAAAAGTTCCTGAGTGCCAGCGAGAGCCATCGTCAACCCCTCCTACGCAAGCGCGGACGAATCGTTAGATATGGCGTACCGAACGGCCACTTTTCACCGGGCACCGCAAAACGTTTTGTGAATGCGGCATACACCGAAAACTCTCTGTTGAATTGCGAATTACGGCGCAGCGATTCCGCGGCCGAACGCATGAAGCCAATGTGCTGGTTGCGCTTGCTGACGTTTTCCGCGGTGCCCATCTTGCCGCGCTTGCCGCGCGTCTTGATATTCAAACGACCGGCGCGCGCCGTTGCGCGATTTGCTACGCCTGCATAATCCAGAATCGGCCGCAACACCAGGCGGTCATTAATACCGAAGCCCACAATTTTCGACGGATCAGTCACCGGGCCAGACTTGCCCGGATCACTACTGACAAGTATCCACTGCCAATTGCTTTGTACATTGCGCAGGTTTCCAGACCGCGCCACTGTCCCCTTATCAATTGCAGCGGCCAAGGTATTTTCCATGACTGCCTGTAATGCACGCGTCATCAGCGTGCCGTAAAGCACCACGACTTTGCTATTGACGCTTGACAGTGCTTTGCCTGCATTGCCGTCCACAGTCATCAGCGTGGGCGGATTGCCTTGTGCGGTTTGATCGGCGGTGACGTCGTTGACAACGGCTACCAGGATTGCGCGCGTCTGCTCAAGCGAAAAGCCAGTCACGTCCGCTGCAATTTGCCCCTTGGCAAAATTGCCCGGCCCGAACGTGTACGTCTTCCGCTGCGTCGCCTGTGCCATGTCACAAACCGAAACCTTTCAATATGTTTTTTGCATTGTCCGTTTCGCTCTGTTCGTTCTTGCCTTCAAAATGTCGGCACCAACCAATCAGTTCGCATAACGGCATTTCCTGCTTGATGCGATACACCGGCATATGCAGGAATTCAGCAAGCACGTACAAGCTGCGTTCCCAATCCGTGTCACTCTTCGTCTTTGCTTGCGAATCCATTTAGCATCATTGACGCCTTAATGATTTCACCGAGTAGCGGTATCAGCTCGCCGAAACTTTCACCAGCAATGCTTTTACCGTCCTTGGATACCGTCGCCATCAGCAAGGCGTTTTGAAAATCACCCTTGTCTTCTTTTTGCGCCAGCGCCAGCAACGGCAAACCTTCACCAACCGTCAAGCCACGCACAGTGAATGGGCCGACCTTTATCTCTTCCATTGCAACCCTCACAACAAAATGCGTCCCGGCCTGCCAGGCAGGGACGCGTGGTTAGAACAAGTGACGCGGCTTGGTACTCATCGCACCAGTAACCGTGAAGCCCACAGCACCATCAAGCGGCAGTGCCCACGAGATAGTCGACAGCACAGCAGGCACCACGATGTCGCCAAGGTTTTGTGGCAGCTTCACGTCGAGCACGCGTTCCTTCTGATCCTCGACGGCTAACAGCAGCTCGCTGTAGTAAGCGCCAAGTTCGACGAAACCCGTCAGCGTCAAGGTGCCTGCTTGACTGATTGCGGGAATACTTGCGGTCGGATCACAGAAGGTACCGACAGAAGTTGTACCGGCTGATTCCGCGGCAGGCTCCACAGCCGATAGACACATTTTCACCATGTCCATCTGCGACGTAACGCTGATGTCTGGCGTCGGGCCAAGCGTGGCCGTGCTGCCTGTCGTATCAGAACCGACAAGCGTGAACGAGTTGGCAGTGTCATCAACAGCGCCCACAATGAACCAGCGATTGTCCAGCTCTGGAAAACCGGTATAACCGACGTGCGCCAGATCACCGTCCGCAATACCTGCAACACTCGCGACAGTTACTTCCGCTGGTGCTGCTTTTGTTATCGCCGTAGGAACCAATACAGTGGGCACGGCGTCGCCCATTGTTAAAAACGTTTCAAGACCAATTGTCGACGATGCACTCATGATAAAAAGTTCCTTTCTGACGGCGGACAAACACGCAACCCCACGCACTGCCGCCTTGCACGTGCGCGGGTTCTAAATCGTTATGGCAACGTCTGCCGGTATTCCACAGGCATGACGACGACAAAATTCTTTTGATTCATGGCCCAGTCTTGCGGTGTGCCAAAATTCACCAGTTGCAACAGGCCCGCAGCGTCTGTCATCTGCTCAAGTGCTGCGGCTACGTCTTCCGCTGCCTGCACCAGATCGGCATAACCGGTGCCGAGCTTTCCAAAAAACAACAAGTCGAACGTGCCTTGATCGACAAAGTCTTTGCAGAATGTCAAACGCTGTACTTGACCAGGCATCCACTCCACCGTGAACCACTTATCAAGGTCGGGTTTGACGTTTGTGTTCACGGTGTCAATGAATGGCACCGGCATAGTTGCAAGCCAAGTTGTAACCAGATCACGCGTATATCGACTTGCCATTCAATCACCCACCGAATAACAGACCCAACCCATCACAATGCCGGTACCAACTTCCAATTTCGGTAGCACCGCCTCAAGCACGTAGTCCTTTCCACCCACCGTCACCACGTCGAACTTCACCGGCTCAACTAGCAGGCTCGACGCCTTGATATGAATTTGCCGCGCCGTTATCCCGTAGGCATTCACCAGCGGAAGTTCTGTCGCAACACGACCGATGCTTCCGCACAAAACCTTGTCCAGCGCCGTGACAACTTCAGGCGTTGCCACGGTGCGATGTGATCCAGGCACACCCAACACGTTCACATGCGCGTCAAACTCTGTACGGTTCATACAAACATGCGCCTGTAGGGATCAATCATCGACAGCAAGTTCGACGGGATAACGCCAAACTCACCCGATGATTCAGACACCGCACCGACGTTGTATTCCACGCGCGTACCATCAATCGACGTGGCTTTGATTTCCTTCCCGATAGTCGAAGCGCCACCGCTTGAAGCAAACGACGCCCACACCGAATCGAACGTGCCTAACAGCGCCAGTTGCAACGGGCCGGGCAAAACTGAATAACCACCTGTGTAGTCGACCGTGACTTCGTGATAGCGAACGAACACGTCCAGCTTGATCACGCCCGTCTGCTTTTCGGCGTGGTATGCAATGTCAATACCGTTGTCACCCTGCACTGACGTTACGGTTTCCAGCGGGTAAGCACGCAGCGAGATAGCACCGCCCGCAAGGTGCGTTTCTGTTTCGGTGTAGTCGCCCAATGCAAGCGTGCGATTAAGATAAATTTCCAGCGTTTCCAGTGCAATGCCAAAAGCCGCGTCAATCTGCGCGTCCTTGGTCGCGTCATCAGGCGCCAGACCGGCACGCACGCGTAGAACTTCGATAGGGATGCCAAGGTAGTCGGTCGCCATGATTAGCCCCGCTTCCGTGCAAGCGGTACAGACTTCACGTTTCGCGTGGAAGACGGCACCGCTTCAATCACCGGGAACAGCTCGGCAACAACTTCGTTCACTGCCTTGCGAACTTCCAGGCGCATGGCGTCGGAAAAATCCAGTTCTACAAAATCAATTTGGCCGCCTTCATCCTCGACGGTAAGCACTGCCTTAAAACCTTTCACTTCTGCCGACAAAATGCGCGTGCCATTGCGACCGGATTCACCCTTCGCACCGTCCTTGCCATCTTTGCCAGGCTGACCCACCCCACCGATCCGACCAGCATCACCGACGTCACCTTTTTCACCCTTGGCACCGCGGCCACAAAAGATTTCAAACGCACCACCGGTAAACAGGAAGGCGCCGTAGTTCTTCACGACGATGTCGCCTTCACCGTACTTGCGGCCTTCGACGAACGGGCCGCAATAGCGGAAGCCATGCAAGCCGATGCGCTGCCAGTCTTCCGACTCACCCGGCAAGGCATAGGTATTTTTAAGCGCGCGGAAGTGCTGCCCGAGATATGCCACCACGATTGAATCCGCGGTATAGATTTCGCCTGCCTTGTAATGCACCGCGTCCATGCCGAGACCATCGCGACCGGCTTCGCCTTTGTCACCCGGCTTGCCGTCTTCACCAGGCTTGCCGGGTTCACCTGCAGCGCCGTCAATGGCTTTTGTCTTCGCGACAAACTCCGGGTCATCTTTCAGCAAGGCAGCAACCGCGTCCGGGTCTGCATCTTTGCCCGGCAAGCCGGGCACACCGGGAATGCCCGGCAGGGTTTGCACGCGCTTGACTTCAAACTCGATGCGACCAATTTCATGAACCAGCGGTTCAAGCGCGGCAGTAAGCACGTCCTTATCCATGGTCGGCCATCCGTTTCAACAATTCGACGGTCAGCTCGCGTGCCTGTTCTTGCGTCATGACGTCGGCCTTCGCTTGCGGCTCAGGTGGCACAGGCGCTGCAGGTGGAGCAACAGGTGCAGGTGGTGGTTTGTTCTTTGCTGCGATTTCGGACGCGTGCAGTTCCGACAACATGTCGACGCTAATCATCTGTTGTTGTAAAAATATCTGGTCACCGCCGTCAATGCGGCCTAACGCAAGTTGTTCACGCGCTTCGTTCGGTGACATCAAACCGCCTTGCACTGCGTGCGCCAGGCCATCAACACGCGTGATGAAATCCATACGCAGCAATGCAGCGGTGTCCAGCTCGACGTACTGATCAGGTGGCAAATCAAACGCAGCGTCAAGACTGCGTTCGACAATTTCCAGCACCGCGCCAAGACCGGTCGACAGCCAGAAATTAATCAGACTTTCCGTGCTGGCTTTTGCTTCGGTGCTTCCATTGATACAGACCAGCGGCACGTTAAACGCGCGCGCTATTTCTTCAATGCTCATGCGCTGCGCTTCGATCAATTGCGAGTCCTGCGCATTGATAATCAGTGGCGTAAATTTCAGACCGCCACCGAGAATCGGCAAGCCACCCGCCTTGGCGCCTTTGCTTTGTTCATCGAACGCAGAACGCAAGGCAAGCATTTGTTCTTTTGTCAGCGGCATGTCGGTCGTCAGCACACCAGACGGCCGTGACATCTGCGAAAAGAACGCGGCTTGATTTGCTGATAGCGCAACATTGATGCCGAGTGCTAAAGCCGCATTGCATAGGGGTGATTCACCAATCAGCGGGTGACGTGGGCAATACTGCCGTAGGTGCATGATGTCGCGCGCTGGCGCCATAAACTGCGCACCTTGCGGCTCCATCGGCGACGCGCCTATCGAATAGAACACAACGCCTTCAGGCGTTATATAAGGCGCGCAACTACCTTGACTGAAAAGATGAAACGCCAGTGCTGCACCGCCTTCATCGCGCACGACGTGCACAAACGACTCACCTTCAAACAACAGGCGCGCGACCGCATTCAGCAGGAATTGTGGCCACGTCTGATAATCGTTCGGCCGGTGAAGCACGCGCGCGGCCGGACTGACATAATTCTGTTTATATGATCCGTCCGACTGCTTGACCATGTGACGCGGGTAGCACATCGCTAACGCCTTCGCCGTCACCATTACACAAGCATAAGCAGTTGCGACCTTCTGACCGTCGCGCGGTGCCAGCGCTAAATTCTGTTGGAAGCCATCGCCGAACGAAACACCGAACGGACGCCCGTATTCTGAAAATGCGAGAGCCGGGCCGCGGTTTGATCCTTCGGAACCGAACGGCCACCAGTTTTTGACGCGGGAGATTAAACCGCGTTCACGCATCACAGAAAGTTACCCATATCGACGTCAGTCTTGTCGGCTTCGACTTCTGCCTCTACAGCGTCTGACTCTGTCGGCTTGCGCGGCTTGCTGCGCTTTTCCGGTGTCATGACTTTGGTGTCGTAGGTACTCGACTTTTCAGGCTCTGGTTTGTTCGTGATGTTCTTCAGGCATAGCGCGCCGTCTTTCGGATTTTGCGCACGGCCGGACTTGATCAAGTCAGCGGCAAGGCCTTCGCCACATTCGACAAAGCCCGTTTGCATATTCAATTCTGGCAATGGCTGAAAAGCCCACACAATCGTCTGTGACATAGCGCGCCCCTTTCAAGGGGGACGGGTTGCCCCGTCCCGTCAAGATTTAACCAACCCAGGCGACAGCGGTCAGCTCGATGACAATGCCGTCGTCACGCAGGAATTCCCAATCGGCCGGGAGATTCATACGCGTTGCAACGGTGAAGGTTTGAAACAGCGACCGCGCGGGTTTTGCCACCACACCGGCACCGTCGACCAATGGCAACGGCGCTGCATTTTCCTCATGCAGCGTGGCGACATTGGACGTGAGGAACACCGGTGCGCCGAAGGCACAAGTGATTTGCGCAAAATCCACAAGCAGAACGCTTGTGTCAGGGATGTGCTGCGAGACGATCACGGGCACACCTGCGATGTTGCCTTGTGCGGCTTCCGGGAAATAAGGCGCGCCGGTTGCCGTGCGTGCAAACTGCACCGTGTACCAATTCGTCTTTGACATGATGAAGCGCTGCGACGCGCCGCCCATGTTGAACTTAGCTTGCGCGGTAAGCATTTTCTTGATGTCGGTCAAGATATCGTTCGCCGTACCGGTACCGCTGGCTGGAAACTCGCTTGCAGCGGTGCCACCGAACCGGATACCAGCGGGACGAATCGTTGACCCGGCCGTCGCATCAAGGAACGTCATATCGACATAGGCGCCGGTATCTTTCGCCATGGCGTCTTGGAAATACGCGGCAAGGTCAATGCTTGACCGTTGCAACATTTCTTCCGTCGCCGTGAGAATGACACCGAGATTTTTCGGCGTAAGGGTCTTGCCACCGAATTGCAGCGACTTGACCGGAACCGGTGCACCTTCAGCGCGCCACACACCTGCAGCGTCCAGCTCAGTACCCTTGCGATATGGCACCGCAATGGATGAGAACCCGTTGAACACATGCTGTTGCATCAGCGGTGTAGCACTGGTCAACACCGATTCAGCACGCAGGATGTCCATAAACTGACCGAAGCCCATCGTCAGCAGGTCTTGTGCGTAACCGGGCACGGTTGTCATTGCCGGGTTTTGGGCCGCCTTGATGACAATGGCAAGTGCTTCGTTACCCTTGAACCGTGACTCGGCAATCTGTTCGACAGAAACACCCTTGACCTTGGCGTCATACGTGCAAAGCGCCAGCTTGCCGTACAGGTTTTCCGCGTCTTTGGTCTTGATAGCCGGGTGAATCACGGCAGGTGAGTCGACCGTCTTTTCGACAGGCGCTGCGGTCTTGCCTAGCGCCAGTTCTGCGCGCTTGAGATTTTCCAGACGCGTGCACATCTTTTCCACGTTGTCTGTGAGTTCGACAACCGCGGTTTCCATTTCCGGTGTCGGGTCTGTTTCCAGAAGTTTGGTCGCTTCAACAAGCTTGTCCTTTTCGGACGCGAGCGCCGTCTGCAGCTCGGTAATCTGCTGTGCCAGGGTTTTCATGATTTCAGTTCCTTAAGTGAAAGAGATTCAGCGCGAGCCACAGCAGTGGCGGACTTCGACAACAGGACAGGGTCGACACCGACTTGCGTCTGCTCGGGTAACCCAAGGTCTGTAAGGGATATGCCAAACGATTTGATGATTTGAACGGCTAGGGGATTAGCCGGAACGGAAACAACCGAGCACTCCAACAGCTCGATGCTGTTGTATTGAATGCCACCGAATTTGTTCGGCTCACCGGTTCCGCGAAAACCAATCGACGCACCGAGCGGTACGCCGTCATCAATCAGTTGTTTTGAAATGCGTGCGAGCGGTGTCGACGCGAACTTGATGTTTGCAAGCAGGCGAGTACCGACTGCCTTGAAATTTTCCCAATACCCTATTGGGGAATCGGACTTGTGCTGCCAGAGCGCGACCAGGCGACCGCCTGCATCGGCTATCTGTTTGAATACGTCCGGGTTGATGGTGTCACCGACGCGATCCTTACCCGCTGCGCTGATGACAAACGCTGCGTCATAACTCGGATCAAGGCTCTTTGTGATTTCCGCCAACAAGGTACCAGCGGTCTGGTCACCCCACGCGTCGCATGCTTTCAGGATTGCAGCTTCAGGCGTTGCGCCACCTGCAATCAGCGCGTCAATTTGCGCGTCAACTAGCGCCGTTCTTGTCGTCTGGTTTGACTGGTTCTGCATTGCCCGGCCTCATGAAATGAGAGCCGGTGAACCGTTGCTCTGGCACAGCGGGTTGCTGCGCTGGTAAGTGCTTGTTGCGTTCTGATAAGGGAGGACGCTTGCGCGTACTGCTCACAATGCTTTCCACCTGCGTGACCAATTTGCGCAAATATAGTCCAGGTTTTAAAAAGCTACAAGCTGCTACTTTACGCTACATCAGGGTGTGGTCAGACGACAAGCATTTCGACCGAGAATTCCGGGTCAATTCTGGCAATGAGGGGATACACGGCCATGAGCATGGCCACGAGACCGTCAATCTTTTGCGTAGCCTTTGATTTGTCCAGCTTGCGGTCACCGGCTGGGGAAGCCACAACGATTGCCGACGCGGCCCCGAGATTCAACACAGGATGCAAGCCGTGACGGATGCGGCCTTGCAGCAATGCACCTTCCAATGCATCAACACGCGGGGCCATGTCTTTGAAGCCTTGCCCCACTTCCTGCCAGGCCGCGCCTTGCGCGAAGCCTTCACGGTCTGCCGCTGCTTTCAGCTCGGCAATGCGCCACCGGTCAAACTGAATCGAATGCACCAGGATGCCGGTCTGTTCAATATGCAAACGCAGATATGCACACACCCAGTCGTAGTCGATGAGCTTGCCGGGCACAGCGATCAACACCCCGTCATTTACCCACTGCTCATATGGCACGCGTGAAATCAGCGACCGGTCGCGCAATCCCTGCAACGGCGTGAATGCAAACGGCTGGACGTGGATATTGCCGTCGTCGTCGGTCTGCGCCATGCAGGCAACGGTCAAGTCCATTTTTTGCGACAAATCTAGCCCGATGTGCACGCCCTTTTCGCGGAATATCTCGGGATCAGGCACACCGTTATTTTCTTTCCACACCGTAGGCGCAAGCCACAATCTTTCCAATGCAATACGCTGATTCAGGATCAGCGAACGAAACGCGGCCTCTTTGGTTGGCAGACGCTTGGCTTGGAATGCTTGGCGCTCCACGTCCGCACGCGAGCGAAACACGCCAATTGCCGGACAGGCCGCGTGCCAGGCTACCGGGTCATCAAGCGCGCAACCGACGGGCGCCATATACAGGTGGCAAACAACATCAGGCTGTGGGTTGCGAATCGCATCGTCAATCAGGATCGACAGAAAATCCGCGTCGCTTGGCGCCTGCGTGCTGATGATGATTGCAAGCGGATGTTCGTGGGCACCCTGCGCCGTCATCAGCGCGTCAATGAACGGGTGAGACGGCCCCAGAATCTGCCCCCACTCATCACCGACAAGTACGGCAGGCGACAAACCCATCGCGCGCCCGGCTTCTGCCGCTAGCGCGTGGTATTCAATTCCGGTATTCAAGGCAACTATTCGCTTGCCGCTTGAAGTGACCCGCGATAATGTCGACAGCATTGTCGACATTGCTATGCTTTTCTGCATGTAGTTGAAGACTAGCGCGGCCTGCTCGCGCGAGAGCGCAGCGGAATTGATACGCGAGTTGCGTGCAGTTAATCCCTCCATGAACATGAAGGCAAGCAACAGCGCAGCAATCAGCGCCGTCTTACCTGCTTTGCGGCCGACTGACAGCATTGCAAAGCGCGCCAGCATGTCACCATCGAACAACGCCAGAATGAACACTTCCTGAAACGGCTCTAACTTCATGAGTTGCCCGACTAGTGGCCCCTCGGGAACAATTATGTATTTTTCGATGAAGGTACAAACGCGCTCACCCGTGGTGCGCTTGCGCATGGGTACCCGACGCCAAGCCCGCATGACGGGTACATAGCCAGATTTTATTGCCGTAAGTATTTCAAGCGGTAACGCTTGTGGCCCGTTCACGTTCCACTTCCGCAAACGTCCGACCACTGCCTTCCAGGGTTGCCGTCTTGCCGGTGTACTTCTGCCAGCGCATCACGCCAACATCGACGTAGTGCGGGTCTAGTTCAATTGCACGGCAATATCTACCGAGCATTTCACAAGCGATCAGGCACACACCCGATCCGCTGAAAGGCTCCAACACAATGCCACCTAACGGCGCACTGTTTTTTATTGGAATCAGGTACACGCCCACCGGTTTTTGCGTCGGATGCTCACGTTCTTTTGACAGATCACGCGAGACCGTCCACACATCAGATTGCGAACGGTCGCCGTACCAACCCGCAGAACCGCCGTTACCTTTCCAGCACCAATACACTTGTTCAAACTGTGAGTGGTAACCATGCTGGCGCAATAAAAACCGTTCTTTGACCCATATACACAGCCGCGGTTGCATGCGTAAATGATGGTCAAATAATGCCGAGTACATAGGCCCGTTCGCCGTCCCGCCAAAAAAATACAGGTTGGCGTTCGCGGTCGTGAATTCGATACAGGACACAAAGCTCACCGGAATAGCGGCCTGTGTCTGGTCACCGTCGATGCTTGACCCTTTACCCTTCCTGCTCGAATGATATGCAACGCCATACGGCGGATCAGTCACCACCAGATCGGCCAAGTCATCGCCAAGCAGGTGCCGGTACGTGTCGCGCTTGAGTGCATCGCCACATACCAATCGATGCGTGCCAAGCAACCACACGTCACCGGCTTGGCTAACACACAGCTCCCGTGGCTCTGGCACTTCATCAGGATCGGTCAAGCCTTCTGAATTCTCACCACCGAGCAGGCGCACCAGATCGTCCGCGGTGAAACCTAACGTCAAGGCGTCGACGCCTTCCTGCGTGAGCGCACGCAGCTCAAGCGTCAGTTGGTCGGAATCCCACCCGGCATTTTCAGCAATGCGGTTGTCTGCCAGGATCAGCGCACGACGCTGCGTGTCTGACAGGCCAGAGACTTCAAGTGCAGGCACTTCGTCCATGCCGAGCAGGCGTGCGGCTTCAATTCGTCCGTGCCCGGCTATGACACGCAGTTCTTCATCGATGAGCACAGGCGACGTCCACCCAAACTCTTTTATGCTTGCTGCGATTTGTTTAATCTGGTTTTTTGAGTGCGTCCGTGCATTGCCAGGGTAGGGACGTAAATCATCGATGCGCGCGCTACGGGCGCGGCTGTGCCAAGAGTCCGTGTTCGTCATCTTCTAACGCCTCGTTAAATTCCCGGAATGCTTGCGATTGATTCGCGCGCGCGCGCGATGCGCCACCCTCAGTCGGCACACCAAACGAGAGCATGCGCAAAAGTGCGAGTTGCATACTTTGTGTTTGCGCGATCACTTGCACGAGTGGGTTAGCAATCGGCGTGTCGCGTTTTGTTTTGATGATTGGCCCGGTGCGGTCTAGTAGTTCCTGATTTTTTCTTATGTCAGCTTCAAGATTGCAAATCTTGCCGAGCAGGATCAGGTCATGCGCAGGCCACTGATGTGGCGCGCGTGCTGCTGCAAATTCTGGCCACAGCGTTTCGGCACCTTCTTTCAGGTGCACATAAGCTGGAATCGGAACGACGCGCGACGCTGCCAGTTCCTGCAAATATTCGACACTGTTTGTGCCCTTGCCACGCCTCACGACGGTCATGATTGCGGCCCCAACAGAGTGTTAAAAATCGGGGTTGTTTTGTCAGCGCCTCTCTGGCGGCCGGTTTCCAAAATAGGTGGGGAAAAGCGAACAGCCCCCCGCCCGGTCATCCTATGGCCCCGCCCTGTCTTGATAGGTTGCCTATGATGAATAAATAAATAAATTATTTTTATTTTGTTCATTGGCTTATGCAATGAACATATATAACAATCATTGCATGCATGCACATGACTCAGCATGTGATTGGGGTATGAGTGTGGTAGGCCATGGGCATGGCATTGATGCTGGTACATGTGCTCACTCACTCCAATCAGGAGGGAATCCCTGTGCATTGATAGGTGGTCTATCTGGTGTGCTCTCGATTGCCTGCTTGATGCTGTTGTGATGGTGAGCACATAGCGCCTGCAGGTTGGTCACATCCATTGCCAGGCTAGGGTGTGTACGCCTGCTCTTTATATGATCCACGTGTGCGTTGCCCTTGCCATGCAAAGGCGCCCCACACATCTGGCACTTCCACCTTGCATTGGCTAGGCACTTGAGACGCAGTGCATGCCATTCAGTTGATGAGTAGAAGGTGTCACCCGGCATGACCACCACTCCCATACAGCACATCATCTACAGCACGTACAAAGGCCGCGGCTTGCCCTACATTCAGCGCATTCCCATAGGCGCGCAATAGCTCCACGCGGTTGGATAGCCTTGTAGCCAGCGGGAGTGTTCCGGGTTCAACAGGCCGCCACTTTGCGTCGCGACATAACAACCAATCTGCAGCAGACCATGCACCGTGAAGCGCGCCGGACAGGAATTCGTCCGTAGCAGGCTCACCGCTTTCTCCGTCAGCGCGTCGACGTCCGAAGAGTTCGCCGTCGATTTCAATGTACTCGCACTCGTCTTCAGTTGGGCCGATGCAATCGCAATCAGCGTAGTCAATCCCGCAGTTGGGGCAATTTCCATCTTCGTCGCACTCGGCACTGAAAACCACGCGGCTAAAACCGCTTGGCGCGGTAACTGATCCGTCCGACTGCGTTTCGTACCGTCCGGGTTCTTGCCTTCCAGGCTCATGCCCGGTGTGTCCTTCCAGTCCCGAGCCGCTGGCGTAGCCCATCCAGTAAAGGCGTTGTCTGATTTGTGGCGCGCCCGTGCCCGCTGCGCAGGTATCCAAAGCCCCGCAGACGTAACCCGCGCCGTCCATGTCAGCACATACAACGTCGAGCCAATCAAGGCCGTCCGCGCCCGATATCTGTTCGCCAAGCACAACGACAGGTCGACATGCTTCGATAAGTTGGAAAAATGCAGGCCACAGGTCGCGCGCATCTTCGCGTCCCTTGCCCGTGCCAATCTGGCTGTAGGACTGACAAGGCGGGGAACCAGTCCAAACAGGTCGGTTGCTTCCCCAACCTGCAATTCTGAGTGCGAGTGGCCAACCGCCGATTCCACAGAAAAAGTGGCATTGCTTGTATTCACGCAGCTCATCGGGGTCAATCTCCGTGATTGATCGTGCGCTTACCGTGCCGGGTGGCAAAAACCCTTCAGCAATTAGATTTTTGAGCCATTCACAAACGAACGGGTCATTGTCGTTGTAAAAAATCTGGTCACTCATGGCTGAGTTCCACGTGAAACTTGATGTGCTTTTATGCTACACCAAGTTGCGCAGAATTGCCTTACCGAATTTGCAGAAAGTCGCGTTTGTAACTTTTGGTGATCACTGCGCCGTCCTTTTCGGCGCAGTGATAAATTGCTTGCCAATGGCATAAAAATAACGTGCAGAATCAACGACTTCTATCATGCATCACTGCGCCGTGTGCGCCCTAAAGGAGAGAGTAAACGGCGCAGTGAGGCGCCGTTTTACTCTCCTGTGCTCTCCGGTTTCGGCGCAGTGACGGCGCAGTGACGGCAAGTTGTTGATTTAATAAGGACAATTTAACGGCGCAGTGACGGCGCAGTGACGGCAGTGATAAATCACTGCTTGCCCTTGACCGGGTTGAGCCACTGATTTTTCCAGTCACGGTCGACGTCAACCAGTGCCCGAGCTTCAAGCCAAGCGAGAGCAGCGCGTACCGAATTGCGTGTCAAATTCATCACCGCGGCTGATTCCTGCAAGCTACGTTTTGAATACCTGCGACCTTCCTGTAGCTCGTTTCGCAGAAATTGCAGCACCTGTTGTGCTTCCATTTCACGTTGTGCTTCGGGACTCACCTTGCTGGCGTTTACCTGTTCAAACCGGAATCCCTCACGGACGACGTAAATCGGCTCAGGCGGCCGACAAAAACTCATCTTGGCAAGTACCATCTTGAACCCGGTTTGATCAGCGCCTAGCTCGTATCCGGTGGCGTCCTGCCACTCTTTTTCATCAAGGGGAACCAGCACGGTGAGCATGCGCGAGCCATCGGCCATCGATGAGCCGCCACGACCGGCATATTGGTCGACAGCTTTGTCGCGCGCGTTTGCTTTGCCGGTGTGATGGATGAGTTCGACGCAGGCATTTAGCGCGTTGCGAATCATGCGACACGCTTCGATTAATCCCTGCTCGGAATCATTCACGCGCATTTCACCGGTGCCGAAACTCACAGCCGGGTCAAAGATGACCCACGACGGTTCAAACGACGCGCATGCATCGATCAGCGCATTGACGTAAGCCGTCCAGGGTACGACGACGTCTTCCACAACGGCCGATAGGCGAAAGTGCACGCCCGACAAGTCAAGGATCACCACGCGCTCAAACACGGTCGCCGTATCTTGCGGTGTCAGGCATTCAGCGCGACAGATTTCCCGCAAGCGTGCGACAAGATTCTCGCGTGCATCTTCGCGCGTAATGAACACCGACCGGCCGGGTTGTTCTGGCTGGAATCCCCACAGCGGTCGCGCCAGTGCCAGGCGCATGGCTTCGTACAGCGCAAGCGTGGTCTTGCCGGTACCACCTGCTGCGACGCGCACGCGTACATCTGCAAACAGAAAACCGGGAACGATGACGCGGGGTGTGAGCCGTGCAATATCGACTTCGCGCGGCGTTGCAGGCACCAGACGCAGCGCATCGGCAAGCGGGTCGGATTTCGGGTTTTGCACAATCGCGCTGCTGCTACCGATTTTGACCGCCGGTGCGCGTGGGTTCTGCCAACCTTGCCGCTGTGCTTCCGCGAAGACGGCCCCGAAGCCGGTCGCGGTCGGCTGAAACCCGTTCCACTTCGTTTCTGCCTGATCGGCGTCGAACTTATCGCTGGTCGCGCTCCACTCAAGCCACAGGTCTTGTCCCGGTGCACCTATCGTTTTCAGCGCCAGACCCATGGCCACCCAATGCGTGTAGCTATCTGCGCTTGTTGCGAACAATGCCAGGCGCAGGTCGCGCAAGGTGTGGTCGGTCACTTGCGTGACAGGTTGCAATGATTCGCTAGCCTGCTTGCCGGGTGAATGCAGCGGCAATAACGTGCCTTCGACGAAGTCTGCAAGATCAATCAGGTCGTGGTGGTTGAGCGCGTCGCCCGTTAGCGTGAAATAACGACCGGCGCTGTACGCTTCGATACCGGTACCGTTCGCGCCAAGCGAGCGGAAGGCGCGACCGAAGCCGATGTAGTGACAACCTTTTTTGCTTGGACTGCGTTCGCAATACGTGAACAGCTTTTCACCGATGAATTCCAGCGCCGGGTGTGCGGCTATGTCGTCCAGATCGATGCCTTGAAAATAGAAACCGGAACCGTCCGGCCCCATGGCGAAACCCAAGCCGGTGCACGGCTTCACGTAGACGCACAGGTTGAACGCTTCGATTGCCTGCTCAAGCGTGGCCAGCTTGGCGATGTCTTCCGGTGTGTCCAGATGACCGAAGCGCGGTGAGCCGTCGCAGTAACACGGAATCTTGCGCGGCTTGCCGCTGTTCTCGATCATGACCGAACGCCACAGCACGTAGCGTTTGGCCTGCAGGATTTTTTCGGGCAGATTGGCGAAGTCGTCTAGCGTCAGCATCTTGAAATCCGGGTTAAGCATCGCGGTCACCTGCAAGAAGTTTTTGCACATCGTCGATGGATGTGACGACCGCGGCCAATGCGCCAAGCCGTGCGCGGTTGTCTAAAAAACGCTGTTGTGCGCTGGTCGCTTTGCGACCGGGCCGCTTCACTTCAAAAAAGAAGGCGCGACCGCCGGGCAAGGTGCCCGACAGGTCGCTGTGGCCAGCGCTAGAGTTGAAACGGATGTGACGCTCGCCTTCCAGCATCATGCCGCTATTATGACGGGTGACTGAGGCGCCAATAATGCGACGCAGATAATCGATTATTGCGGTCTGGATTTCACGCTCGGTCGGGCCGGTGTAGACCGCCGGTCTGGTGCGCGGTTTGTGTTCTTTTGGTGGTGGTGCGTGAAATAGCGGGTCATCATCTGGAATCGGTGTACCAGTTACGCGCGCCAGACCACGCATGACCGCGGCATTATGCACAATGACTTCCTGCAGGGACAGCCGTCCTTTGCGCTTCATGACGATATGTCATTGCAATAGTCCACACATGGACTCATGATTGCAACGCCTCATACCAGTCGGACGGCAATAGACAATTACCAGGCGCATCCTTGAACAACGGTGCTATCTGTTCGCGCTGGTATCCTGCAAGGCCGCATCCGATGCGCGTGACCAGAAACCTGTCGGTGGGATGCTTGCGTGCATGCTCAAGAAATGTGCCCACGTGTTGACCGATGATATCCACCGGTAAAATTTTCAATTCCGCGTCCTTGGTCGGAATTGCATAGCTATTGCCTTGCAGGCCTTCACCCCTTCCGTAAATTGCACCGCGGTGCTCGCGTGCATGCAGCGCTGCGCCTTTGCCGTGCCTGCCTGCCAGATTTGACCCGAAGACGAACACCGCGAAGGCCTCCCACCTGCTGTACAGCTCATCCGCAGCAGCGACGGTGTTGTCCATTAAAAAAAATTCAGTTGCCTGTGGAAATGCCTTCCACTGCTTGATGACTTCGGCGCGATAGGCCGCAATCTCGCTGATTGTCCAGTCGTGCACTTCGTCGAGTGCACGGCAGATCACGTCCAGCGCGGTGCTTCGCGCCTTCTGATCCATGGTTCACAAAGCCGCAATAATTTCGTCGGTAAAGAAATCAGGACGCAGTCGAGCAGGCTCGACGTGCACGCCAAGACGATGCGCAACGACCACCACGGCGGGAAGGCTGTGCAAAGGAATTTCACGGTGCTGTTCCCACTTCCACACCGCGGCATGACTGATGCTTAAAAGTTCCGCCAAAGCAGATTGTCCCCCTGCCGCTTGTTGAATCCGCTTCAGGAAATCCACGGTGTAATTGTCAGATGTGAGTGGCCCCGAATTATTTTCGGAAATATTTGTAAACATCGTTTAACCTTTCACAAATCGCCTGCAACCTGTGGTTGCACGTTTTGGTGCTTTACGGTACTGTTGCGCGTGGAGGCTACCACCAGTAGCACAAAGTAGCATAACCCCGAACGGGCAAATTGTCGCCGTCAGGCTGACGGCACTTGTTAAAACCATGTTATTGAAAGGGTTTCTATATGGCAGCGGTCAAGAAGACGACGCACAAATCCACCCAGGTTGCGCAGATCAAGAACGAGAACATCGACCGAGAGACGCGTCCGGCTACAGAGCCGCCCATTTCGGCAGTCATCAGGCGCATGGCGCGGGAACACGGTCTCAATCAGGAAGCACTAGCCGATGCGCTGCGAAAGGTAAGCAACGGCCAGATTGGCCGCGCTGCGGTTGGACGCTGGTTTCGGGGTGAGACCACACCAGAATTGACGTGGCAGGTGGCACTAGCGAATCTGTTCGGTATCACCCTAGACCAGCTCCATGGTGAAGTGATGATGTCCAAAGAGCGCCGAACGGTTGAGATTTTCGGACAAACTCTCGATCAGATCGACGAAACGCTTAAACGCTCTGTCGAAGCTCATTTGTTGGGTGGACAGATTCTGTCCACCTACCCGCGCATCCGTAACCGCATCACGACGCTACGCCCGGATGTCATGGTGGAAGATGACAACGGGCCGGTGCTTGCGGTCTTCATCATGCAAGGTGGCCAGAACGCTGCATTGAATGTTGTAGGCCTTGCGCAGCTCTGGCACATGTCAGAGCAGGTTGCACCGCTTTATGTCGGCTGGATAAATCACGGAATACAAAGTGCAGACTTTGAACCACTAGTCGACGAAGGCTATGTGCAAGGCTTTGAAATCGTCCAAGGTGAAGAAGTTGAAATGTTGACCGCGAAGGGAGTGATTTTCTCTAATCTGCGTGCACAGCTTAAGGCCGCACTGGCACCGAAGACAAAAAAGAGGACAAAACGATGATGCGCGCATTTATTGTTGTGGCATGTGCTTCGCTGCTTGCCGGGTGTGCTGTTGGTACTGCATCGCTTGCAGGCTTTGAGCCGCAAGCGGTTACGCGTGAGACTGACAGCTTCCGTAAGGTGACCACGTTCAAAGGCCCGGAAGTCAACCACGACGGTGGGCGGGTATTCCTGCGCGCCTTCGCTGATGCCAAGGGCATCACGACGTATGAGCTTTACTACTTCGACTACTTTCAATCTGGCCACGGTGAGTTCCGATCCGCGACCGATGCCAGTGGAAAAGATTTGACCGTCATACCGATTGAACGTCGGCTCTACACCTGCAACGGCTACGGCTGTTCCTATTCAGAGCACGTGGCGGTTTCACTCACGCGCGACTACCTGTTTGCGCGAAGCGTTGACGGCTTGACGATCAAGCTGTACGGCAAAACCAGCGAAGTCGTAACGTTATCAGGTGCTTACGTAAAATCATTCCTGCAGGCGCTGCCTTGAGCCGGTGCAACTTGCGTTGTCTTATTGCGCGGATGTGCTACCGTAAATAGCGCAGCGGATTTCCTCCCGGATTTTTGCCCGCTGCGTGTAGTTGCCTGATCTCACTTAAATACCCCGCCTTGTGCGGGGTTTTTTTTCGCCTGCGTTTTTGCAAGTTGTTGATTCTGTTGGTCTAGCTTTTCGGTACATGTTTTCCCTATTGACAGGCGTTTCGTCTAGTTGCACGCTGCAACCCCACGCAACATTTCGCTACTGATACGCACAATTCAAGTTGGGGACAGATCATGCAGAGCACACCAGAAAAGACCGTCAGCGCCCCAATTAACCCGCACGCGCGTGCGCTGGTTTCCATCGTCTGCAGCGACTGCGGTCATGAGTTTGCGAAGATGGTGAGTTTTCAGTTGGAAGTCGTGCAGTGCCCGGACTGCGGTGCTGCGCAATGCGGCCACGCAATGCAGGCCGCGTGGTTTCACCGGGTAGTGCAGTGATGCACGCCTACCAGGTTTTCTACCCGACCGGCGCCGTGCTGCGCATCACGGCACGCAGTCTCTACACCGCCTGCTGCTTTGCCTACGCGAGCGGTCGTGAATGTTGGGTACGGCCGCTTCGCCCGACTGAGGGTGAGCACATCGCGTTCGTCGCACAAAATTTCGAGAGGGGTTCACATGTCACTTACCGTTAAAGACACCGGCGCTGATTTCGAGTTGGCACCAGCGGATCAGTACACCGCACGCTGTTATCGCGTCATCGATCTAGGCACGCAAGCAAGCACGTATGAAGGCAAGACCGAGCAGAAGCACAAGGTGCTGTTCATGTGGGAATTACTGAGCGGTGCAACGATGAAGGACGGCCGTCCGTTCTGCGTCGGTCGCCGCTTCAATGCATCGCTGCATGAAAAGGCCGATTTGCGTAAAACGCTGGAATCTTGGCGCGGTGCTGCCTTCACCGACGAACAGTTAAATGGCTTCAAGCTGACCGACGTGCTTGGCGCCTACTGCCTGATGCAAGTCGTACATGAGAACGGGTACGCAAACGTTCAATCGCTGATGAAGATGCCCACGGGCATGCCGAAACCGAAAGGCATTAACGACGCCGTCAGTCTGGATTTTGACGACTTCGACTGGCTTATTTTCGACACATTGTCCGAACGCTTGCGTGAAACGATTGCAGCAAGTCCAGAGTTCAAGGACGTCGCGGCAGCTCGCACCAAAGCCGCCACCCAGGCTACGCCAGCGAAGAAACTGAGCGTGGGCATTGACATCGACGACGACATTCCATTTTAGGCGACCGTCATGACCGTCTACGTTCCTATCGATGTGGAAACCATACCGAGTAGCGACGAAACTGTGCGCGCCATGGTGATGGAAAACGTGCGGCCACCGCGCACGTTGAAAAAAGCCGACAGCATTGCCAAGTGGCACGAAGAGGAAAAGCCCGCGGCTGTTCTTTCAGCTCTGGACGCCATGTCGTTAGATGGTGCAACCGCAGAAATTGCGTGCATATGCTTTGCGATTAACGACGGGCCGGTACAGAAAATCTACGGTGGGTACGAGGGTTCAATGATTGCCGAGTTAATCGAACGTATCGGGCAGGCATTGAAACGTGATTATTTCGACCAACCGACCGAACGCTTGTTGCTGATCGCGCACAACGCGGAATTCGACGTGGGCATGCTGCGCAAGCGCGCAATCGTGCAAGGCCTTGACCGGCCCGCGTGGTTTCCATGGGTCTACAGGCCTTACGACATATCACGCGTGTTCTGCACGATGCGGCAGTGGGACAGTGATCCGCAACGGCGCATCAGCTTGGACAAGCTCTGTCGCATTTTGCACATCCCGTCACCGAAAGGCGACGTCGACGGCAGCATGGTCGCGGAATTGTTCGCTGCTGGTGAAATTGAAAAAATCGTCAACTACTGCGCTGGCGATGTTGAAGCGGTGCGCCACTGCTTCTGGCGCATGTATGACCCAAACATGTACTAGGGGGAAATGATGGACGAAGAACCAGACGTCGGGCAGCAGGCGATAAACAGCTTTTCGCTGTATGCCTTGAGCATCACCGAACAGGCGATGAAGGTAAACATTGACTCACTTACCCTTGCCTGCGTTTGTGGCCAGGCTGTGAAGTTCTTGACCGCCATTGAAGTCAACGATCAGCACAAGGTGGAACCAGACCCTGAGCGGATTTGTGAAGCCTTCAAAACGGTGTACGAAAACGGCGTGATCATGCGTGACGGTCGGCCGTATATGCAGTAGAGCAGGACGACGGAAATGACTTGCAATGCACGGAACTGTATCGTAGGGAAATGTATGTCACAGCAACGCATTGAAAAGCAACGCGGTAACAGTCTATGCAAGTGGGCTGTTATCGGGTGGCTTTCACCCAAGGGTATCGCAGCGCAAAGCGACGTAGCGCAGCGCATAGCACCGCAGTGCAGAGTAACGCGTCAACAGCCTATGCAAGTGGGTTGTTGCCGGGTTGTTTTAACCCGCTAGCATAGCACTGCGTTGTAGTGAAAAGCACGGAAACGCAGGGCAAAGCATAGCGTGGAAGAAAAGGGCAAAGCAGGGCAACGTGGTAACAGCCTATGCAAGTGGGCTGTTATCGGGTGGCTTTCACCCTGATGAAACGAAGTGCACCGCAGGGAAAAGCGCGGTAACGATTTGTATCGTAAGGGAACGCACAGAACTGAAAAGCAACGCGTCAACAGCCTATGCAAGTGGGTTGTTGCCGGGTTGTTTTAACCCGATTGCAAAGCAACACAAAGCAGGGCGGGGCAGTTAAAAGCAACGTAATACATGGTACCGCTACGCAAGGCAATGGAAAGCAACGCGTCAACAGCCTATGCAAGTGGGTTATTGACGGGTTGTTTTAACCCGAATGCAACGTTCTGAAAAGAGACGCGCCGAATCGCAACACAGATCACCGCAAAGCACTGACACTCACGGCAGTGCATAGCAGAGCACGGCCACGCAAAGTATTGCAATGGAAAGCAGCGCGTCAACGGTCTATGCAAGTGGGTTGTTGACGGGTTGCTTTCACCCGGCTGTAAGGCACCGCAGTACAACGCAATGAAGCGCGAAGCACGTCAATGCAAAAAAAGGCAGGCAAAGGTAAGGCAGGTCACAGCACGGCAACGCAAGGCATCGCAACCCATTCCAGGGTTGTCACATATTTTTTTAAACTTGAAAGGACAAGATCATGAGCATG